TCTCTCATGGATTTCTTTACCATTTTTTGAATACATTTATCAATATAATCTGCTCTATCAGAGCCATTGATTGCCACCTTTAAATCAAGGCATGATTTCTTTCCGACAAATTGGCATATTGTCTTTGCAAAGTTAATTGTCCTGACATTTTCGCTTTTCCATGGTGGATTCCCTTGAATGATATTATTCCAAGTGGATTGTGCCATCTCCATAATTTCAGAAGATATAATATTTGTGTTAAATTCATTTCTTGCATCTTTTTTGAACATGCCCATAAAAAACTCTCCTAACTTACGGAAGATATTCATTCTTCTTCATCCTCCTCGTAATCATTATCATCATCTGAAAAGTCATCATATAATCCGTCATTCCTGCGACTTTCCATAATCACTCTGTTTAGTCCGTAAATCAACGCCATTGTGCAATCTTCTCCAACTTTTGGATATGCATCACTGAACGACCCATCTGCTAACTGCTCATGCTCCAATGTGGTCAACTCATGCTTTAAATGTGGACACCTTTCGTGGTCTATGACAATCTTGGTGGTCATCTGCAACCATTCCCAACAATAATCTCTTCCCTTTCCTGTTCCCCATCTCTTTTTAGCACCAACAGCATTGAAACCCCAATCCTGCATCTCAGCAATCTCATCAGGACGTGCAGAATCGCATATAATTTCATCTGAAATATGCTTTTTAATTTTTCTCGCAAATGAACTATTCTTACACCTTTTAGAATAGACTTCTTCTACGCAATACAATGTATCTGTATCTTCGCAGTAATACGCCTTTTCAAAAACCTGTGGATGCTCAAATCCAAAGTCAAGACCACGATAGAAGAAAGGCATACAGTCAATTTCTGCGTCTGTAATCTGCCTTACCTCAACGTTTTCAAATATTCCTCCACCTGTTCCAGTGACTTCGCCCAAATAGTTATTTTTGTAGTACAAAGGCTTATTTTTTTCAAACCATCTAGCTCTGTCAAAAAATCGTTGTCCAAGCCACTTTATTGGAACATTGAAATAATATGAATGAAAAACCTTTGTCCCCTCTTTATGCTCGCATTGTTCGGTGTATTCGTTCATGAAGTTATTCTTACTCTTGGGAGGGTTAAACACCTTTACATCAAGCGCCGGAGTATCTGAGCGCAAAAATGTATCTTCGATATTGTCCATCTGCTCAAGTCCTGCCATTTCGTCGCATTCTTCGTGAATCAGCAATTTGACATATCCAAATGGAACATTGAACGACTTCAAAGATATAGGCTTATCTGCTCCGACAAACATTACCATCTGACCGGTTGGCTTATATATAGCACAGAGTGGACTCTGCTTAAATTCCCAATTTTCCAAATCATCATATCTGATTACAACCTTCATAAACTGATTGTAAACCGAACCCCTTAAGTCAACTTTATATCTTCTTGTAAACACGACATGCGCCTGATTGTCTTGAAGGATTGTCTCGTAAGCCACCGACGACCAGAAATTCGACTTTATAGAACCTCTGCCGCCCTTGCTTATAATCTCTCTTGTTCCATCTCCGTCAAATGCATCATGCACCGCTCTGTATGGCTCTACAAAGTCCTTTGTTAGGTCTGTTGGTGGAATTGTCCACCGTCTTTCGTTTTGCTTGCTTTCTTTTTCTTCTTTTTCTTCCTGCTCCTTGGCAAGAGCATTTACAGCATTGAATGCCTTGCTATCTCCTTTAATTGCAGATTGAATCTGCCCGGCAATCATGGCAGATGCAACAATCATATCGTCTTCGTCAGACAGTCCATATTTTTTTTTTATTTTTTCTTTCTCCGCACCGCTAAGCTGCGCATTGACCATCATGGAAGCAATCGCAGACATGGTTTTTTTCTTTCTTGTGGCTCTACCACCCTTTGCTCCGCACTCAACCGCTGACAAACCGCTCCCAAATCTTGTGTTTTTTCCTAATTCACCTATATTCGGATTGCCACCCGCCACTAAATCACCGCCTTATTTACATCCAAAAATCAATTTATAATATCATCTTAACACTTATCCGCCTTGGATTTGTCCACATTTATTAAACAAAAAAAAGAGCAAGAATCAAATCTTGCTCTTAATGTCTCTTATTATCTTTTTATGAATTAATTAAAACTCCGGGTTTATTTCTTCTACCTTCCCAACTATTGAATTTTCGAAGATACCGTCATATAACTGGCCGTCAAGTTCTGCCAGACATTCATCTGATGTATTTCTTGTAATTTTAACAATACTATATTCGTTTGTTCCGGTTTTGTCGCTGTTTAAAACCTCGATAATTCTTACGTCATTACCATCTGAAAAATCTTCTAAACAAGACTCAAAAAAAGATTCTCTTTGTCGATGTCCTTCTGCTCCGTATACTTTCCATGCTCTTGTTGTTGCCATATTGTTTTCCTCCTTATTATTGTCAAGATTTTTTCAATTTTCTTTTAAAATTTATTGACTTTCTCGCTCCATTTTTTCCTTAACTGCTGCCACAACATAGGCATTATTAGAATCTGCTTTCCCCTGCTTCACTAATTCCGTAATTTCTGCTTTCATACCTTTAGGTAATGCTAATTCCATTCTATCGTAGTTCTTATCTCTGTACTTATTCTTTGCCCGGGTTGCTGCCGTGGCATTTCCATTATTTCTAGTATCTGCTTTTTTTTCTTCCATGCTGTACCTCCAAATATTTTATGATAGTGTAAGTATACCACAACTTTACAACTTACGGAAGTATACAAATTGTACAAACTTACGGAAGTATATTTGTGAAACTTGTCTATTGCTTTTACACTTCCGTAAGTATATAATAAAATCATAAGGAACAGACAAACAGCTCCACATTTAAAGGAAGGAAGAAATGATATGACAAAGGGGAAAAGTTACACTGTACAAGATTGGTTTGCAAATAAAGTTGCTAATGAAGTTAAAAGAAACATTGCAATGTGTGATGTATTTGCAATTATTAAAGAAACGGAAAAAGCAGTCTATGGGTTGTTGAATCTTGGATGTGATTCACACAAATGTATGTGGATTCCAAAGTCCGTATTGGTTGAAAATGAAGTGGGCGAAAATAAATCAGGTGTTTATTGTTACGAAACATTATTCATTGAAAATTATGAAAAAGCAGTCGAAGAATTCAAGTCATTTTGGAATATGTACAAATAGAAATATACCCACAAACTTATACGCATTATCCACATTTCAAATATACAGGAGGTACAACCTATGAGAACACAAGAAACAATCGCTATCAATTCCGCTTTAACAATCGTAAGACTTAAAGGAGAGATTAAATTTAAACATCCCCTCGGTTATACCGCTCCTTGGGGCTACTGCTTCAAGCACCCAGAAAAAGGCTATTTTGCTTTTGAGGGTAACAATTCCCCATATATCCCTTGCGGTGGCAGAAAAGCCTTAGTTTCCATTATGGAACAAGGTGGATTCCTTAATTTTAATAACGCCGTTTGGCTTCAACCTATGCAAGCATAATAAAAAAGCCCCAAGGCTTCAATAAGAGCCACGGGGCATTTTCATTGTATATATTATTTTATTCCGCTTCTTGTGTGTTCATTCAAGATGTCGCATACATACTGCCCCATCTTACAGCCACAACAATGCTCGTCCAGTTCCTCTTGTGACATTTCCCTTGGAAATCTACAAAGATGGTCACATATATGCTCCATCATTTCTGTTGTGATGGTGTCCATTTTATTCTCTTGACTCACGGAATCACCTCCGGGAAGTCTTCAATCGACATTTGCATTTTCTTTTCAAACACAAGCATTTCATTTTTGGCTTTCTCATAAAAATTTCTATCAATTTCAAAACCATATGCACTTCTTCCAAGTTCGTATGCTGCCCTCAAAGTTGAACCACTGCCACAGCAAGGGTCGATTACCACGTCACCCTCATCTGTAAAAATTTCAACCAGCTTTTTTATTACATTTACTGGCTTTTGGCTTGGGTGAATCTTAGGAATATTTTTTCCATCCTTTTCCCACTTGAACCAATTAAATACCATATGTCCTGTGCCACGAATGTTCTTTCCATTCTCATCAATCTGCAATCCATTTCTGAATTTTGGAAGTTTATCTCTGTAAAGTACAAGTGCATACTCTGTAGCACCAACAATACGCATATTAGCTTTTAATACTTGTGGCGAATAATTCTTAATAAACACCAATGGTATGTAGTTCTTAAATCCATGCTTTTTACCAGCGTCAATCAATGTACTCATTTGTTCAAAAGAACAAAATACAATCATGCAAGGACTGTTTGAACTTCTACCTCTTGCAATAGGCTTGTCATCGTCTTTCTTTAGCATTTTTGAGCAAAAATGGAAATACTCATACAGATTAAAGTTGAAATCGCTATTAAATGCAGATTTCTTTGCAAACTTACTTTCTCCGTTTTTATTATCCCCACCTACATACCACATAGGGTTACTTCCGTAAAAGTTTGTACCTACATTGTACGGCACATCTGCAATGATTAACTGCGCCGGTGGGATTGCATACTTTTTATAGTTCTGCATCGAATCTCTGTAAATTTCGCATTTAATTCTTTTTTTCTGTTTCATTTCTTTTTTTCGGAGCAAAGATATCTTTAAAGCTGGCCAGCAAATCTCTTTCTCCTTTCTTGTTTTAAAATTTAACTTTGGTGTTTTTGAATTCCATGTACATTTCCAAGCATTTTTTTTGATAATCGTAAAAGCTATTTCTGTTTATCGGAACGTAATATCTGCCGGATAGCTTTTCATATGACAAGCCTTCAGTCAAAGAATCATACAGTGATTGATGTAGACATTCCATCTTGCACACATTTTTGATGCAAATCATCAACAGTTCTTTATCTCGCAATCTTTTGTTCTTCATCTCATCCCTTATCGGCTTTATCCTTCTTTTTGTCTCAACTCTCCCCATCTTGGCAGATACCTTTCTTTTTAAACCTTTAAACCTGTCTCTAAATCCAAATGCATCTCTTCTCTGAATATTGCAAGAATCATTTTGTCGTTTAGATAGCATTCATTACTTCTAGGCATCTTTCTTGTATAGCTGTCCGTGAAATATTCAATATAATCCAGATACCTTTTAATCATTGGATTTGTGAATTTAAATTCTTCTTTCAAAATTATGACAGACATTAGAATATTAATCATAAATCCAGCTTCTATGAATTTAATCACTCCCGGGGTCACATTTTTACCAATCAGTGCTATCTTTTTACTCTGTGGAATCTTTTTCATAAATCCATACACATCAACTTTTTTCTTCTCACAATACACAAGCATTTCTTTTGTTGGTACTTGGTCGTTGCTCCATCCCTCTTTTAGAGCAATCATTGCAGAATAGTATTTCCTTATTCGCTTTTCACCGAATCCAAATTTGTCATACAGGATATTATACGACATCAATCCAACTGAATGGGTGATGGTCATTATTGCCTTATCCTCTATTCGTGTCTTAATTGCTTTCCCCTTCATAAATATTACTCTCCACCTACCTTTACAATGTCGTTCATTTCCTTTCGCCATTCACTTGCGTACATGGGAAGTTTTTCGTTTAACTGCTCCACAACATTTTCCTTCACAGCCTTCACGCACTTCTCAATGCTGCATTCCTCACATTTCCATATTTTTCTGTTGCAAGTCACAGAATCATTATATTTACAAGCCA